TTTTTTGGACCTACAATGTTGATAACTCCACAAACAACTGCGTCCGTGGCGACCGTAATGTACGCCCTGGAATACCTGCCCAAAGGATTCGGCACATTCAGGGTTGCATAATCATTCGTGCTGCCGTCAGTCAAAGTCGTGGTATAATCGTTCCCGCTTGACCCGTCATCATCGGTCCACGTGCTGTTATCCTCGGAATACTGACCCTTCATGGTAATCCTGGCCCCGGAAGCGAAAACTCCCGTGTTCAGGATAAAGACCGCGCAAGGCCCGTTAGCGTGGTCAACAGTTGCCCCGGCATCCGTACCAGCAGCAACGGATACAGGTGCAAGTCCTTGAGCAATGGTGTAATTGGTTCCAATGTCCATCTTCATGGTATTTCTCCTTACCCCGCTTTAAAACCCCTGGGAACCGGCACGGGAGAAACCGGCTTTCGGGTGCTACCCTACCCAGGGATATCGTTAAATTACGAGAATGGTCCACCTGCTCCAGCCGTAACTGCCCCGTCTGAACTGAGAGGAGTCCACCAAACGTGGAATTTTAAAGAACCTGTCGTCCCTGCATTGGTGCCAATGGTGTAACCAACATCTGTTCCGTTAATAACCACCACATCGAATATAGCAGAAGTCAGAGCAGACTTGGCATCAGCTCCACCAATATCTGTAGTTGCTGCACCACCGAAAACCGCCTGCCAAATATCCCCGGTCACCGCAGTATCAAGAGCTGTCGCTGAGAAAATAGCTGACGTATTACCCGCAAACCCAAGTGCCATTGTGCCATTGGTTGAAGCAGTTACGATAGTCGCTACAGTCTCAACGACAATCTGCATACGGACAAGCCCCACGACAGCTGCAATCTCATGAGCAGCGACAGTATTCCAGGTGGCACTGGTCATATCTGCGGTAACTACAAAGTAATTTGGTGAATTATACGATGGTCCAGTTGCGGCTCCGATTGCTTCCAGTCGCTCAAACACAGACCCATCCGCATTAGCCACAACTGCCGTGGTTGCCATAGCGTTATCAGCATCGTCTACTCCGATCATACCCGCAATACCGACTGCCGTATCCAGGACAGCAACACCGTCGGTCCCAATTGCATCAACCAGAGACTTGCTGGCTCCAAGATCCGTGCCAAGCCCGGTATCACCACCGGCAATATAACGCTGGAGAGATCCTACCGTTGCAGTGGTCGGGAGCGTTCCCCCGCTGATGGTAATCGTGTCAGCAAGGATAGCGTCAATGTCAACCTGATCCGCCGTGTTATTAGTGTCAATAACATCCCTGATTGCTTCCAGGGAGTCAGTGGAGTTGTCGTAAGCACTTGGGACCGCAGGGTCAGCTTTCACCAGCATCTTGGCAATCACCGAATCGGTAGCTGCGTTCTCAGGGTATTTCTGAGTTGCACCGTCAAGCGCCATTAAATTGTCGAGCTGGATAGCTGCGAGAGCTACTGTCGCCCCTGTTCCTGCTGCCAGTGCATCAGATATGGCCTCAAGGGAGTCAGTGCTATTATCATACGAACTTGGTACAGCCGGATCAGCTTTTACCAGTATTTTAGCAATCACTGAATCTGTTGCAGCGTTTTCAGGGTATTTTTGAGTAGCCCCGTCAAGGGCCATCAAATTGTCAAGCTGAACATCAGCAAGCGCCTGAACAGCAGGTCCCGCCGCCACAACCGGAATGGATGTAGAATCAGCAGTATCTTCATCGTCCCACAAGACATTATTGATGGTCATCGACCCTGGATCAAGAGCTGTGTTCTGCGTGTCTGTTCTAACCAGAACATTGTTGACGGACCCGGTTGTCGCCCCAGAAAACTCAAGAGCGTGAACGCCGGTGGTCATGTTCGTGTATTCTCCGCCTTCGATATACATTTCAAGGTTGATCTGGTCGGAGTTGACACAAGCCAGGGCGTACTCTCCAAAGACCCTGTTGTTTATCAGCTTCCAGTCATGGACCGCCCCCGTGACAATGGATAACCAGGCATCGGCCCCGGTTGCGTCAGCAGAGAAAGCCGTTACATTCTGGATGGTTCCACGGTGAGCCCCCGAAGCAACCGAAATGGCGATGTTGAACTCATAGGATGTAGCTCCCGAAGGTTCGGGAAAGACGGCTCCGTCCATGATAAAGTCCGTAGCCGCCGCTTCAACGGAAACCCCTATCACCACCTCACTAATCCCTGCCAGAAACCGGACCGGCCCCAACAGTCTAACAGACGGTGCGCCAATGGCGACAGTCGCATCCGTGTCAGCAAAAGTGAACGTCGCCGCAGCAAGACCGGACCCATGAAAAATAATAGTAATCCCGGCCTTATCCACATCAAAACCATCAGCCGCCGTAAACGATTCTGCGTGACCAGCCGCGACCCTGATTATGTCTCCATTGCTCGCAGTAGCGAGATTAATAGCAGCGTCCAGGGTAAGGCTGGCATCGGTCCACGATGTTCCCGCAGCCGTCCCCGAAGCCCCTGAGTCCACGTACCACGTGCTCCCACTGGTCTCCAAACCCAGGCCCGCTTCAAATACCGGCACATTTTGAACATTTAGGTTTTGAGTCCTGACAAATGGCTGGTAATAATCCCCGGCGTTAGCCACAGTCATGCTGAATAGCGCCGCGAGAATAGTACCAAATAAAATAAACCTTTTCATAATAACCTCCTTTCTACGCCTCGACTAAGATGGGGCAGAATGCTTCAGCTAAAGTTACCTGGCCACCGACTCTTTTCTTGATAAGAAACCCGGTCTGATCGTATTCTGCGTAACGCTCCACAAGCCGCTGTACGGTCACGCCCTGGCGATCCCGAATTTTGTACCCGGCCATGAAATCACCAAATACAATAGGATATGTTCCGGCACCAATGTCCGGCATTCCTTCAGGGTTGACAATGCCCTTGCCTAACAGCATTGCGGGGCTTCCAGGTTGTACGCCAGGCTCCCACAGGTAACGCCCAGTACCATCCTTGAAGGTTCTGATTACGGCCTCAGTGGTGGAGTTAAACGCCCATTTACCATTACGCCGATAAATCGCCTTCGGGGTGTAGAAACAGGAAATCAAAGAATCCACGCCGTTGTGAGTTGCATCGCTCATCGCGGCAGCTACGCCACTCGAAACATGAAGTGCCTTAACCCTTGAATCTGACACTACCCCGGACGGCGAATCGTCGCCCGCACCCGCTGCAAAAGCATCATCTTCCGCTTCGGCAATCGCTCGACCAAACGCCCCGGTCATTTCACCGACAATGTTCGCATCGGCGTCATCAAGGGTGTTATTGGAAATCAAAGTCAAGGCACGGAGATCATAAATCGTGATCCGTTCCCCGCCGGTGTCAAGCGACTGCTGAGTAACAGCAATGGACTGCCTACCCCACGCCACCGTTGGCTTGCTCAAGGCGCCAAGGACAACCACATCCCTGCCCGTAGTTCCCACCTGACAAATTGGCCTGAGTGCGGCCAGGTCAAAAGCGTTCATGATAATCCCACTCTCGAAACTCGGAGGGATAAGAAACCCTCCATCGGCGTCCGAGGTCCCACCCAGTGCACGGACCTCTTCAGAGGTGAACATCTTTCGGCCAGTTTCGCCGATGCCGTATCGAAGGAATTTCACAAAAGCCGCTTCCCGGACTTGGGTTTCCTCATCGGTTTCCTTGCCGTCCTGGTTGGTCATCTTCGGGCGGTTTGCTTTCTTTTCAATCTCGTTCATCTGTTTGCGAAGTTCGGTAATTTCCGCGTTTACTTTCTCGACCAGTGCGCGGGTTTCGGCTGTAGCCTCTCCGCCTCTGGCCTCCGCCTCTTTGATCGCCTTGTCATTATATTCTTTCAGGCTTTCAAATGAGGTTGCAATCTCGGTGTGCAACGTCTTCAGATCATCCATGTCATTTCTCCTTTATAAGTCCGGTTCGTAATTTCCTAATGCTTGAGACCATTTCGGAGATGTCAGTATTTGGCTCTTTGTTTTCGAGTAACGTCCTGAGTTGTTTCATTTCCTGTTCGTCAAGCCCGCCTGCCTGTAATTCGCTGCAAAGTGACTGAACGGCTTTGCTTCTTTCGTTGTGGTGAATCGCCCGGATCGAATCCGGTAATTCGGCCAGTTTGTTTCTGGATTTCAGCTCAAGAGGTCTTCCGCCGGCCATCCTCTTCAGCTCCGGGATGGTAAAAGAAGTCTCCATTGCCAACTTATTTAGATCACCCTTTGAAAACTCGTACAAGGCCCGTGACAGCATGTTCTCGGTCGGGACGGACCTTTGCCCCATCGTCATATACTCTTCCGACCAGGCCACATACGCAATCTTAAAAGCATCAATCGCCATTTCAATCTTGGTCACATCCGGCGTGTTCCACCAGATTTCCTGAATCGTTTCGTTCAGTGCATTCATGAGCATATAGCCCCGGCTCATTATCTCCGCCTCGGTCACCGTTTCGTTGAAGTCTTCGGCACGGACAGACACAATCTTAGCTTGCTCGTTAGCCGGGAAAAGCACCGGGGACACTTCCAAAACCCGCACCTCCGAAATAGTCCTGATATTGTTGATCATCTTGT